CCCACTCTTCACAATTCTATCACCACTCACATTCTTAGCAGCGTCGCTGCGGGAAGATCACAGGGTACGTGTATGTATGTGTACTACGAATACCACAAAGACACCTCTGACAAAATTGTGCTCGCAGAGCTAGTTCTTTCTTCTTGGGGAAATGGCAAACTCGCAATTAACTTCAACAGCGCAACAGAGAAGATGATTTTTGAGATTTGTAAGCTCTCTCTCAAGCATGCGCCTGTAGCACAGAGAAGTTTTGATCCAGCTACAAATGTCTGGAGCTACTTTGACGAATGGGGCAAGTTTACGCTTGAGCGTTTAGTCGCTGTCACAGATGCCATCACACAAAGAGTCACACTCATTGAGGTTCAAGATCTAGCAGCGCAAGCTGTGAACAAACGGATTAGTCTTTCTGCCAAACATGTGCGACCGGAAGATTTCTTCTACAACTACGGCAAGCCCGTAGCACAAGCTACGATGACGAAAGAAACCGTAGCACAAAGGCTCAAGCAGCTTATGGGCGAGACGTTGGATAAATCCTCCTATCGCCGCGCTGCATTGAAGTATCATCCTGACAGAAATAACGGCGATGGTACTAAGATGAGTGAGCTTAACATGCTTTGGAGTGTGTACAATGCTTAGCAAAATTTATCATTGGTTCAAGCGTCGTCGTAAAGAATGGCGTTATGCTAAGATGTATGACGCACTTTGGTTAACGCGCGTTAAAATTGTATGGCGAAACAGAAAGAAGTAGGAGAATCAGCAATGGGCTGTCAAATCCAAAACCCTAAAAACGCCGTGGACGCCAAGCGAGCAGCTATCGAAGCTCTCAAAGCATCCACAGCTCCAGCAGGGACGAATCCTAGTGCAATCGTGCGCTATATTCCACCCGGCGAGTGCCCAGACCGAAACAGAATTGTATTTGATGATTCTGGTTCTATGGGCGGTTACATTTATGATGCAAAACTTGGAATGATTGAGTATCTGCGGAATTGTATTCCCAATCAAACTTCCGTGGCGATTCATTTTATGAACTCTACAGCGTGTGATACACAGCTTGAGAGTAATTTGCTAAAGCTCGCTACGGATATTCGTGAGATAAATCTACGGAGTGGTGGAACACCGTTTTTTAACACTCTCAAGAAAGCTCTTGAAGCTACGCCCACGCTGACTCGGCTAATCGCTTTTACTGACGGCTCGCCGACGGACGCTCTAGCGGCAGACTATGGAGAAGAATTAGATACTTATTATGGTTCTAATTCCAATCCGTGGATTCACTCTGCTGACGTTATCATTAAGATTGCCAAAGCTACAGGTTCTGGTATCCCGATTGATACTGTATACTTTGGTGTAGGAGCAGAGTATGAGCGCAAGGAAATTGAGCTTCTGAAATATCTCTCTTCCAAAACCGGAGGCTATTTTCTGCACTTCGATCCTGCGAAGGTAAACTTCGCGCAAGCGTTCAAGTATCTCGCGCCGTGCCATCGTTTGATGCTGGCGTCTGCTAGCTTCAGAGCGCAAGTAGAAAGTGGGGCACAAAAATGAGAATGCGTGAGTTTGAGTCAAGGCTCAAGAAACTAACTACTGTAACTATTCTCACCTACGGCAGAAAGCCTGTAGGAAAAGGTTTTGAATTCCACCAACTCTACGTGCATACTGGTCCAGGTGTCTGTCATTTGGAACTTGGATCGGATTGCATGGAGAATCAGTTAGCGTATTTCCAGAAACTCTGCAAGAAGGAGTCATAAATGCTTCCTTCTGAAGCCGCGCAAAAACAATCTGAACGTCTAGCACAATACAGCCCGCTCATCCAGCATCAAGTCACGACGCTGACGAGAAAGCTTTTTGTGCTAGGCTTCAGCGCGCTCTTCTCCCGTATGGTAGAGGGTCCGGTGGTTCGTATCTTCTACTTCAAACCTCTCGGTGAGCCTAAATTCTCCAGCATCCTCAACAAAGAAGAAGAGTTTGCTGGCTCTCTTGCTGTAGAGTCCGTTCGTGTAGAACGTGCTCTCGGCGAAGTTGCTATTTCTGTTCCACGTGCAGACCGTCAAACCATACAGTTTGATGCTTGCTTGCATAAAATGATGACCTCGGAACTTACTCGTGGAATGGCGCTGCCTCTGTTACTAGGTCAATCCACTATCGGAGAACACCTTTATGCTGATCTTGCTCAGCAGCCGCATTTACTGGTCGCGGGAGCTACTAACTCAGGGAAAAGCGTATTTACCGCACAGCTTATTTGCTCGCTTTCTCTGTTTCGTTCTCCGGAAGAGCTTGAGTTTATCCTTGTGGATACTAAGAATCTTGATCTCGTATTATTCAAGGGACTTGAGCATGTTAAATACGTACTCAACAACATCTCTGATCTCAGAGCCGCGCTTACGGTTTTACTTGAAGATGTTAGGTTGCGAAATGCCCAAATGAGTGGGTTAGCGCGGAACATTGGAGAGTGGAACAGCACAATCAATGGCTACGGTGATAAGAAGTTCAAGTACAAGATTCTTATCATCGACGAGCTGGCGGATGTGCTAGATCAGGATAACGCATTCTTAGCACAGATCGAGCGTAAAATGCGTCCACCGTCAATACACTCACTCTTGAAAACCATTGCACAAATCTCTAGGGCTGCTGGAGTACATTTAATTCTTGCTACTCAACGGCCTTCAGTCAAGGTAATCTCTGGGGATATTAAAGCAAACTTTCCTGCTAGAGTATCCTTCAAGTTGCCAAGCTCGATGGATTCTCGCGTTATTCTTGACGAAACCGGCGCCGAGAATCTACTCGGTATGGGAGATTACTTGTACAAGATAGCAGGTTCCGATACCGTCAAGCGAGCGCACAGCGCGTTCGTATCAATCAACGATATTGCTAACATTCTCACACAGAATGAGAACATAAGGAGACAGTATGCCTCAATCTAAGCAAGAAGCAGAATCTCTGATGGAGCAGCAGCACTGCGGAGGAGATTACATCTCTCCTCAAGATGCAGGACTAGTTGATCCTGATGAAGAGCAGGATGACGACCCCTATTGGTATGAGCACGTTGCTGATCTTTGTGCTTGCTGTGCTCATATGAGAGAATCCCATGTTAACTATGATGAAGACTGTAGCGAAGCTAACTGCGACTGTCTTCATTTCAAGGAGCCAGAATGAAATACTACTACGATCGCTACTGGGGCACTTTCTTCAGGCGCTCTGTTGAAGCAGGTACTGGACCTGTTACGCTTGACAACTCTGTAAGGCCAACAGACTTAGAACTCATTGGCTTTGGCTACAGCGGCAATGCAGCGTATCTCAACGACATCCACTCTCAGAATCTTCAAGACAAAGGTCCGCTTCCAGCAGGAACATACACCTTCTCTGGCCCATTTGACGATCCTAAGCGCGGTCCACAGTGTTGGCGGCTTAATCCTGCACCAACGAACCGCATGTTTGGTCGGTGTGCGTTTATGAACCACGGTGACACATCCGATATGTCTCACAATGCCTCAGACGGTTGTATCATAAGTCCGCACTGGGTAAGAAGTCTGTGGACTGATGGTGATACGTTGGAGGTGCTGTAAGAGCGCTCACACTAGCTCACTCGGTAGGCCCGCTTCGACCTAAGGGCGGGCCTTCCATTTTCGGGATTTGGGCTAAGTCGTTGAAAACAAAGGTGCATACGGCCATTTTTCGCCCCTTGACTGCGAGCATACAGGCGAGTATCATGGGTACATGACCACCCGAACCGGACCGACCGTAGCGATGACCGCCCGCATATTCGTAGCACAAAACGAGGCGCTTAAAGTAGATTATCCGCAACTTAGCAAGAGCGCCTTAATGCGTGTCCTGTTACACTTATTCTTATCTAAACAACTACCTACAAATGTCTACCCTCTAGCTCTAGAGGAAATGGCTAGGGCCGAGCAGGCTCTAAAGAGCAATAAGATCAAACAAGTTTCTGCAACATAAGCACACAAGGAGAATAGCATGGCAGAGCACGATGATTTCGTGATTGGTGATCTAGCTGATACAGAAGGTGAAGAAGATGCTAGAGATGCCGAAGCAGAATCTCCGGCGGAAGAAATCTTTGCGCCGACGGATGAGCCGGAAGAAATCACAGCAGAAGAAGCCTCACACACGGATATTCCGGCAGAGCCAACAGAAGTTGAAGACTCCCATTTAACAGCGACAGTATGTGATGTGTGTCTTGAGCTAAACCTCACCCATCCAACGTCAGTTATAACCTGTGCTCGGTGTGGCCAACCGTTTTGTTTTCACTTTGCTTCTACGATTGATGCACAGTATTGTGTGAATTGTCTGAGTGATATTTCGGTGTCTAAGAGTGTTGTTACTAAAACTTATGAGCACAAAAATGACCAGGGTGACATAGTGTTTTATCGGCGCAGAGCCAGAGAAATACAGATTAGCGGTCTGGATTGGCTCTTTGCACAGCGTAAGATCAACGAACTTTCAGATCTTGAGCTTGATTTGAGTATTGAGTATCATCGAAATATCCTATCGCTGATGTGTACTGAGCAAGAGCAACGTCGCACAGCTAAGATGCACAGGTACGCTGGTGTGAAGATTCACTTAACACCTTCAGTGACAGATGTGAATCATACTACTACGACAACGGTGAAGAAAACCCGTACAGTGTCAAAGACCAAAGCGCAAGAACAAATAGCGGCGCTGCTCAAGAATATGGCCGCTAAAGGAATGACGATGGATAAGATAGCTGCGATGCTGAAGAAAGCGTAGGAGATACAGTGAAAAATTTACCAGGTGTAAACGTGATTAATTCTGAGTTGAAAAAGAACGCAGAAGAATCTCTTAAACTTCTCGGCGACGATCTAGTGAACCATCCTTCACACTATACCTTTGGTGATTTTGAGGTTATAGATGTGTTACAGGATTGGTTTCCAACGAGTCCACTGCTTTGGCAGGTTGTAAAGTATGTTGCTAGAGCACAGCACAAAGGTAATATGCTGCAAGACTTGAAGAAGGCTCAGTTTTATCTCAGCAAGCAAATTGCAGAATTGGAGAAGTAGATGAAACCCTCCGGTCAGTTGATTGAGTTTCTTAATCGTACACCGTTGCCGTGGGTACGCTACGATGAGGCCAAGCAGAAGTTGATTGTCGTCATAGATAACCACATGTTAAGCACTTATAGAAATTGTGCTCAACATTTCTTTTACTCCAACGTCCAAGGTTATCAAAAGAAATCCGGCGTCAAAGAAGGAGAAAAAGAACGTGCGTGGTACTTGGATTTTGGTGTTCTACTTCACAAGATGCTGGAGATGTACTATCAGGAGTTTAAGAATCTTGACTTTGATGTTACTAAGTGGGCTTCTGTCCGTGCTATGGCCGAATGGCAAGAAATGAACATGGATGCACACTCAGAACATAAGGAGTTTAAGGTTATCGGCGGCGTATTCGGTTTCGCTGGCTTGTTAATGCAGTATGCGTCTGTAATGTCGCCGTTGAATGAGAAGATCAGAGTTCTTGGCACAGAAGTCTCATTCGGTAGAAACGGTGAAGTTCCCTTATTCATTGGCGAGGATATTGAAATTTACCTTGCCGGTAGAATGGATCTGATCGTAGACGATGGCTATTTCATCTGTCCTATGGATCATAAGACAATGGGAGCCTTTCGCGGCGATCCTGGGATGCAGTTTGAGACAGAGGAAGGTCCGACAGGCTATATCTATGCACTCTCAAAGATTCTTCCTCAGTTTGTACCAGAGGATCAGCTCTTGAAACGTGATTGCTCGAAGATTCTGATGAACTTGATTCAGAAGAAGCCAGCTTCCACGCCGCAAGAACGGTTTCAGCGTGTACCGATTAGGAAGACAACAGAGCAGCTCGAAGCCTATCGTTATAGGATGCTTGCAACTGTACAGCATCTAATTCTCGATACAGAGAGTTTTGCAGCTAGTTCTCCTCTTTGGCGCAACACAACAGCTTGCACAAACTGGCACATGACAACGTGTGCGTTCAGAGATGTATGCAGACAGAGTTCTAGAGAAGCGGAACAAGCTACTCTCAACAATGGTTTCCTTAAGCTACCGATATGGGATACGGAAGCTGTTCAACCTACAACATTTTAACAAGCAGGAGAAGGAGTAGCACATGGCAACAACGAAAACGTACGAACCTGTAACAAGTCTGCCGAATTTGCAGATTACTAAGTGCCAGCAGATGCTTGCAAATCATATGCAATGCTGGCGAGCAGGTGATTTTCTTGTCACAATTACTACTGACACGCCAACAGACGAGAATCCGGCAGCACAAACAGTCACGCAGTATCAGAAGTGTCGTGCTCATGCTTCCAGTGAGATGACACAAGATGCACAGATAACTGCGGATGAGGCGGCTCTGGCAGCAGCGCAAGCTGTTGTAGTGGCAGATACCGGATCTGTAGCAACCGTAAAGAAGTAACTACCAAAGGAGCAGGAATCCAATGGCAAAGTGGTATGTTGTAGGAAAAGGTGTTTGTGGTGTGGGCGCAAGAGCTGGCAATAACGCAAAATCAAAACGTCGTGGACCATTTGACACCAAAGAAGAAGCCGAGCTTTTCCTAGCTGAGCAAAAAGCTACCTTTGAGCATGATGGTACAAGGTTCTCGGCTCACGTGGAAGAAGGAGAAGCATAATGGCAACAACACTAAACGTGTTTACGAATATGACAGGAGTACGCTCTGAGGATGTACACGCCACAGAGCGTCTCAAGATTGCAATTATGGGAGTACCGAAGAGTGGGAAGAGTTGGCTTGCTGCTACGGCGCCGGGACCGATCAGATATTATGACTTTGATGATCGTGCTGAGTCGCTGGAAGGTAAACCTGATTTGTTTATTCTTTCTAAACCAACAATGCTTATGATTGAGTCAGATCTTTCAGTAATGAAAGCAAATAAGGCTAAAGGTCTAGCTCTTCCAACAACTGTTGTATTTGATTCTGTTACATTCATGGTAAAAGCTCTCGAAGACGAGATTCGCAGACAAGCTCCTACGCTTTTCAAGGGTATTAGAGTAGGTAATTCTACTACTGTATACAAAGGAAAAGATTGGGACGTTGTGGTAGGAGTACAA